GGTATGGATACTACCTACACTGCAACGCCATGTCCTAAGTCACCGATGACCGATGAAATAACGAAGGCTTACAAAGAGTTTAAAGCCGACTATGATCCAAACGCAGTATTTGAAGGAAACGCCGCTACCCAAGAAGAAGAGCTACCTTTCTAAATATGCCTTCTTCCGCATCCAGAAAAGGCTACAAAGGTGAAGTCGAGGTCGTAGAATTGCTCCGCGATCTTGGCTTCACCGCCGAGCGTTCATGGGGAAGTGATGGGCGCAGCTTTGGCGAAAAAAGTGATATAGATGTCAAAGCTACTAAAGGCGATCTTACCATCCTGGTACAAGTAAAGAGAAGAAAGAAGATCGCAGGATTTTTAGATTTTAAGAATGCAGATGTAGTGATGGTCAGGCAAGATAGAAAGCCTTGGTTATGGATTGCAAAGCATTCATGGATGAAAAATTTATTTAAACGCGGAGTCGTAGAAACCCATAACCAAGAAAATGGCGTGTCTAATGATCGTGATAGTCAAGACTCCGCGAAATTTAAGGAGAGAGAAAATGACAACAACAAGAACATGTAAAGGTTGCAACGTTAGTATGGATTTATCTGAGTTTGCTAAAACAGGAATGTATGACAAAGCAGGTAAACCATATAGAAGATATTATTGCACGAAGTATGGTTGCTATTGGGATCATAAAAAGAAATCACCAAATGGTAGGATGTCAAAAGCAAAAAAGATAAGAGAGTATAAAGAACAATTACATTGTGTTGAATGTAATTATTCAAAAGAATCAAGAGGTAAAAAGTTTTCTACATGGGCATTACAATTTCATCACCATGACCATACTAAGGAAGCTAACGTAGGTAATATGTTGCGAGATGGATTTGGACTAAGAAAGATATTTCAAGAAATAAAAAAATGTATTGTTTTGTGTGCGAATTGTCACATGGAATTACATGGACATCAAAACTACTAATGCCATATCCAATGAAAAAGAAAATTAACGCAAAAGCAGCTATGGTTAGCATAGTTTCAAAGAGTGTATTAAAAGCACTAGAAAAGCACATACCAGATGAAGATAAGCGTGTTGATGTTGCGCTGGATGTATGTGATGATATTTTAAGAACGTTACAACGCAGGAGAGAGGAATGAAATACAACGAATTTAATCAATTAAGAGATAGTTTTTTTAAAACTGCATCTGAGGTAAGTGATAACAAATCAATCGAATATACGATTAGTAATGATGATAAACTGTATAATTTTAAGCACGTAGCGGATCGGCTTGGAATTACACCAAAGCAGGCACTAATGGTATATGTATTGAAACATGTTGATGCGCTGGCTAATGATGCAAAGACAGGCAAAACCCATAGTGATGAAACCACATATAATCGTTGTCTCGATGTGTCTAATTACATGGTGCTTTTGGCTGCTATCGATAAGGAAAATCCACATGCAAATAAGACTAAGTCAAATGGAACTAGCCATAGCGAAGGGCGTAGCACAAGCAAAAATGAATCAGAATCAACGCAATGGAGTGACATCTCGCGGTCAGCGTGATTTAACCATAGATATGCGTGGAGTGTGCGGAGAACTCGCTGTGTGTAAAAAATATAATGCCTATCCTGA